TAAGGCCTTTGAAGAAGCAGGCATTAAGGCGATTCCTTAGATACCGGCTGGTTCAAATCCGCTGGCGCCATGGGGACAGAAATCACAGAGGAGCAGGTCGGCGAATTCCAACGCTTAGTCGATGGCTTTCAGGCAGATTTCCTTGCGATGATTCGCAGGGGCCGCGGGATGACGCAATCGGCCCTGAAGCCCCTTGCCGATGGGCGCCTGTTTTTGGCTCGTGAGGCAGTATCGTTAGGGCTAATCGACAAGGTGGGCAATTGGTCGATAACGCGACAAAAGTCGACGGGGAATCGGCGAGCTAGGCAGCAGCAGGCTGAGCAGACTTGACACTAGCCATGCTTGGCCTATGATCTGAATGAGATTGGTCGTTGTAACCTCTGTGGTGTTGCACCCCCGAGGGCGACGATAACAGCTAATCCGAGCTTCGATGCGAGGCAAGGACTGCTTTAACAACGAAAGCGTTGTTGGTAGTTGTGCCTCGTTTTTCATGCGCACGGCTGCCAGCATTGGAGTCGTACCATGAATATACTCGGGAAGCTCCGAGAGAAACGAACGCAACTCATAGCCGACGCGGGCAAGATTCTGGAAGCCGCGGAGGTTGACGAACGAGACTTGACGTCCGAAGAGCAGACGGCCTTTGACGACTTGCACGTCGAAGCTAAAGCACTCCAAGAACGTATCGAACGCTTGGAGCAGCAAGGGGCGATAGAGGCGCAATTGCAAGAAACGGCGCCCATGCCGGCTCCGATCGCACGCGATCGTCCGCCAGCTCCAACAACCGAAGCAACATTTGGGCAACCGCCAACGACGGTCCAGCCGACCGGCATTCCTGCCGAACCCAAGAAACCGCTCTGGGCTGGGGTCGGCGAGTTCCTGAACGCTGTAGCAGATGCCGAAGACCCGTCACGACCGAATGATCCCCGGTTACTTATCGAGGCAGCGGCCACGGGTGCAAGCGAGGGCAGCCCGAGCGGTGGCGGTTTTCTGGTCGGCACTGATATGGCCTCGGGCCTATTGCAGCGAACGTATGAAATAGGTGCGATCACGAGCCGCGTTCGGAATCTGCCGATTTCACCTACTTCCAATGGGGCCAAATTCAACGGCGTTGATGAAACATCCCGAGCACACGGGAGCCGGAATGGAGGTATCCGCGGCTATTGGGTAGCCGAAGCAACCGAGAAGACGGCGTCTAAGCCAAAGTTCCGGCAGGTCGAATTGGATCTGAAAGAAGTTGCAGCACTGTTCTATGCGACAGATAGGGTGCTTCAGGACACGATGTTGCTCGAAAGTCTCGTCAATGCTGCCGTGCCTGAAGAATTGAACTTCCTACTTGAAGACGCGATTTTCGAGGGCACCGGTGCCGGTCAACCATTAGGGATTATGAAGAGCCCTTGCTTGATTACGGTTCCCAAAGAGACTGGGCAGCTCGCTGCGACGATCGTTGCCGAGAATATCGTGAAGATGTGGGCGCGTTTGTGGGCAAAGAGTCAGCCGAATTCGGTGTGGCTGGTCAACCAGGACGTGTTCCCGCAATTGTACTTGATGGGGATCACGGTAGGCACGGGCGGATCGCCAATTTATCAGCCGCCAGGCGGGCTGTCGGGCTCTCCATATTCGACGCTGATGGGACGGCCGATCATTCCCGTCGAGTACAGCGAGACCCTAGGCACAACCGGTGACATTATGCTCGCCGATCTCTCGCAGTATGTGACGATCAGTAAGGGTGGAATCCAATCGGCAATGAGTATCCATGTACGGTTCATTTATGACGAATCGGTCTTCCGTTGGATTCTACGCACGGATGGACAACCGACATGGAATTCCGCTCTGACGCCGTTCAAGGGAACTAACACAGTGTCACCGTTCGTCGTTCTGGCGACGAGAGCGTAAGGAGTAAGATCATGGCTATTCAATTTTCGCTACCCGAACACGCGAAATGCGTCGAGGCGATCACGCCGCAGGCAGGTGCGGCGATAACAGGTGACTATGTTAGCCTGAAAACGTGCCACAAGTGTTTCATCGTGGTCCACATCAATCAAGCTAATGCCGCAACCGTTGCGATTACCGTAGAACAGGCAACGGCTGTCGCGGGGACTGGCACCACAGCCATCACAAATGTCGTGCCGATCTGGGCGAATGAAGACTGTGCGGCGTCGGATACGCTGGTTGCGCAAACGGCGGCGGTCTCATTTACGACAAGTGCGGCCGTCAAGCACAAGACGATCATATTTGAGATTGATCCGGCTACATTGAATGTGGCCAGTGGCTTTGACTGTATCACCGTGAAGACGGGCGCCTCGAATGCAGCCAACATAACGTCGGCGATGTATTACTTGACACCATTGCGTTATGGGCAGGCGACGCCTCCGGCAACGATCACGGATTAATTGCTTGCATTGCCCGGGCGCCCACATGGGCGCCCGGCGGTGCATGTTCTAGGAGTCTACTATGGGCGCGACTAAGGCCAATTGGCTAGGCAACAAACTTCAATACTACGACGGCACTACGCATGAACGTGTATTGCCTGTGTCACCGCTTGTGTTTGTGGATGATTTCTGTAACGCTTCGGCCGTGATCCCCGCCGCAGGTGCCGCCGAGTCGGGTTGCGATTGGGTGAAAAAAATTGTCGGCGCGGCGCCTCCAACAGTCGCGGGCGTAGCGGATGGCGCCAATGGCTTAGTCCAATGCGCCCTTACTGCCGATGCGCAAAAACAAAGTGCTGATCTATATCAAGACGATAATCGGCATTTTTCCGTAGAACGCGGACTGATCATTGAACATTACGTCAACCTGGCCGTTTTACCTACCCTTGTAGCTGAAATCAACTGGGGTCTGATCGGCGACTGGGCGGATGGTTATGACGCGATTACCTATAGTGCCTTTTTCACTGCTGATGGCAGCGGCGTGATTACGTGTGAAGTAGATGATAACGCAACGAACCAAAGCGCAGCGAGTGGACAGACGTTTGTTGCAGGTGCATGGCATGTGACCCGTATTGAATTCATCGATGTGACCGATGTGCGGTTCTATATCGATGGCGCGCATGTGGCCACGAGTACTACGTTTGCGTATGCCGCTACTGGCGCTAATGCCGTATTACAGCCATTCGTGGGTTGCTATAAGGCCAGTGGTGCTGGCCTTGGCACGATCCAATGTGATGCTGTACGTATATGGGGCAATCGTAGTTAATGGCGAATCCAGTTATCACTGTTGAGCCGTCTGTTGAGCCGCTAACTCGGGCGGAAGCAAAAGCGTTTATCTTATACGAAGATACGATACAGGATGATCTTGTCGATACACTGATAACAGCCGCACGCGCAGAAGTGGAACGGCGTATTCGCCGGCAGCTCATTACAGCTACATACGAATGGAAACTGGATGATTTCCCATATAATAGCGGACCATTATATATCCCGCGACCACCTCTGCAAAGCATAAGCTCATTAGCCTATACTGATACAGCTGGTGATGCCCAGACGTTGACGGAGAATACGGATTTCATTGTAGACATCCACAATGAGCCGGGACGCATAACTCCGGCTTATGGGACAGTCTGGCCGAATACATACTCCGAAATCAATGTCGTAACTGTCACGTACAATGCGGGCTATGGCGATGATGCAGCAGACGTTCCGGCTCAGCTTAAAGTAGCAATGCGCTGGATCATTAGTGCGGCATTCGACATTAGACCAGGTGTCGTCGAATTCAAATTGTACGATCTGGAAACACGCCTAAACTTTCTTCTTACGCCATTTGTCATACCGGAGTTTGCATAATGGCGAAATGTATCCCAGGTGTGTTGCGACGGCGGATGACGATCAAGAAGAATGTTGCGACTGCCGATGGCGATGGTACCTATACAAATGCAGAATCTATTGTTGCGACTCGACAGGTGACCATTCGGCCATTGACCGGTACGGAAGTATTCGAGGCGAAACAAACTGGCGCTGAAGCCAGCCACGAGATACGCATAAGACATGATAGTGTAACGGCGGCAATTAAAGGCTCTACCCATTGGCTGGAGGATGATATTGATGGGCGAGTATTCGAGATTGCCGGCAAACCGATCAATGATTACGAACGTGACATCTGGATGCGCTTTCGATGTAAGGTGCGTGAATAACGATGGCTGAATCAGTTACAGCCCATTACGAGTTAAAGCTTGTCGCCGAGCACACTGTTGCACTCGGCCTGGATGATGCCGCCGACCCGACGACGGAACATGACATCGGTGATGTCAAAGGGACGTTGACAAGCTCGTCAAGTGTTGCGGTCACAAAAGCGTGGAGCGATACTGGGGCATTGGTAGCTGGTGTTGCAACGATCGATCTGACTGCACTCGACTTN